TGAGAGGTTTTACCGAACAATGGCCGGCATGGGTCGGAGTTACATTCTCGAAAGAAAAAAATTCGCAAAGACACTTTAAGTTAAGTAATGATTGTGAAGTAAAATCGGTTGCAACCTCAAAGGATGCCTTGAGAGGTTATACCCCAACCATTCTTGTATTTGACGAGGCTGCGTTTATCGAAGCGGATTCAGACTTTTGGTCAGCGTGTATGGCGTCCCTATCTACCGGGGGTAAAGTTATTGTGGTATCAACTCCAAACGGATACGACCCGATTTATTACGAAATTTACGACCAATCATTAAGAAATATGAATGATTTCAAAATATCTGAAATGTTTTGGTATCGTGACCCGAGATATACAAAAGATTTGTATATGGTTAAAACCAATGACTTAGTTCATTATTTGTTAAATCGGGAAGAATATTCTGAAAAAGATATTATCAATTTATCGATGGAAAATCCGTATGAAAGAGACCATTTGGTCGTAACGGATTACATTTCACAAGGATATAAACCATGTTCCGCATGGTTTGAGGGTATGGTTAAAAAGTTGAAATTTGACCGAAGAAAGGTTGCTCAAGAGTTGGAATGTAACTTCTTGGGTTCCGGTGATAATGTATTTGAGTCTGATTTGATGCAGGGTATTGCCAAAAACACATTGAGGGACCCACAAGCAAAACTTATGGGTGGTTCATTATGGATATTTGAAGAACCTGTGAATGGACATAAGTATGTCATGGGTGTCGATGTGTCAAGAGGAGATTCTGAAGATTTCTCGTGTATACAGATTATTGATTTTGACACCAGAGAACAAGTATTGGAATATGTTTCAAAAGTTCCACCTGATGTATTGGCAGAAATAGCATATAAGTGGGGAACAATGTATAATGCCTATTGTGTGATTGATATCACCGGAGGTATGGGAATTTCCACCGCAAGAAAACTACAAGAGTTAAATTATCAAGGAGGTTTATATGTTGATAATGTTGACACAAGTAATAAGTGGAAATGGGACCCGAAAATAAACGATAAAATACCTGGTATTAACTTTAATTCAAAAAGAGTTCAGATTATCGCAGCGTTTGAAGAAGGCGTTAGACATGGGTTCAAAGTATACTCAAATAGACTATACAATGAAATGAATACGTTTGTCTATGTGAATGGTAGACCCGACCACCAAAAAGGTCATCATGATGATTGTATTATGTCTGTATCCATGGCGTTATATGTTGCGGAAAAGTCATTCCAATCAATAGAAAAAGTTACCAATCATACAAAAGCGATGTTAAATTCATGGGCAACAACGGTAAATGAAAATAAAAACTCATCTGATTTTTTCAACCCTATGGTTCCTCAAATGGGTAGGAATGGTAATTTAAGTAATAACGGTGATGCGACAAAGGGTGATTATCAAAAATATGGATGGTTATTTGGTGCTCGGTAACTATTTATATTATCAAGGTAATTAGTAAATTTATATTATGAGCGAAAACAATCTTACGGTCTGGCAAAGGTTATCCAAAACATTCGGACCAAACTCTTTATTAAAACAAGACTACCCAACTTTTAAGTTTGATAAAAAAGAACTTTTAAGAACAACAAATAGAGATGATTTTGAAAGAGAAAAACTTCAAGCCCAACAAACATATTATTTAACAAACCAATGGGCTAAAGTTGAAAATAATTTATATTCTCAAGCAATATATTACGAACCAACAAGATTATCGGCCCAATACGATTACGAATCTATGGAATATACTCCGGAAATTTCCGCGGCGTTGGATATATATTCTGAAGAATCCACAACGACAAATGAAGACGGGTTTATTCTTCATATTTATTCAGAATCAAAAAGAATTAAATCTGTTTTAGCAGATTTATTCAATAATTCCCTTGATATTAATACCAATTTACCAATGTGGACAAGAAACACGTGTAAATATGGTGATAACTTCGTTTACTTAAAATTAGACCCTGAAAAAGGTATTATTGGTTGTCAACAATTACCAACAATTGAAATTGAAAGACATGAAATTGGTGTTTCAGGTAGAATTTCACAAGATATTACAAAAGAAAAAGATGAGGATAAAAAAGCCCTTCACTTTACTTGGAAAAATAGAAATATGGAATTCCAATCATGGGAAGTTGCCCATTTTAGATTATTGGGTGATGACCGAAAACTTCCTTATGGTACTTCTATGTTGGAAAAAGCAAGACGTATTTGGAAACAATTATTGTTATCTGAAGACGCGATGTTAATTTATCGTACATCAAGAGCACCTGAAAGAAAATTGTTTAAAGTATTTGTTGGGAACATGAACGATGATGATGTTGAAGCATATGTTAATCGTGTTGCAAACAAATTTAAAAGAGAACAAGTTGTAGATTCAAAGACAGGTAATGTCGATATGAGATTTAACCAAATGGCAGTTGACCAAGATTATTTTATTCCTGTTCGTGACCCTGCGGCACCAGACCCAATCTCAACATTACCGGGAGCAACAAACTTATCGGAGATTGCTGATATAGAATACATTCAAAAGAAATTATTAACGGCTCTTCGTGTTCCAAAGGCATTTTTAGGGTTTGAGGAAGTTGTTGGTGATGGTAAAAACTTATCATTACAAGATATTCGTTTTGCTCGTACAATTAACAGAATTCAAAAAAGTATGATTGCAGAATTAAATAAAATTGCAATCATTCATTTATTCTTGTTAGGTTTTGAAGATGAATTACAAAACTTCAAATTAGGATTAACAAATCCGTCCACACAAGCAGATTTATTAAAAATTGATGTTTGGAAAGAAAAAGTTTTATTATATAAAGATTTAGTTGCTGACCCAGGAAACGGAATTCAACCAACATCTTCAACATGGGCCAAGAAACATATATTCGGATGGTCTGATGAAGAAATCAGATTGGATTTACAACAACAAAGAATTGAGAGGGCTGTTGGTGAAGAACTTAAAGCAACACCTACAGTTATTTCTAAAACAGGTATATTTGATAATATTGACAAGTTATATGGAAATACAGGAAAACCTACTGCTCCGGGAGAAACTCCACCTGAAGGAGAAGAACCACCAATGGGTGGCGATATGGGAGGATTACCACCAATGGGAGGAGAAGAACCACCAATGGGAGGAGAAGAAACGCCTCCACCACCAATGGGAGGAGAAGCGGAAGTAACACCAGAATCAAAAAATAAAAATATGAATTTATTGATTGAGACGAATTTTTTAGAAGGTTCCAAAATCCTTGATTTAGGTCAAGGTCAAGATTCTTTGGGAGAAATTTCAAAAGAATTGGATAAGTTATTAAATTCATAATATTTATAAACAAAATGTACTATAATGACTTTCGGACAATTTAAATCTTTAATAGAGAAAAATCTTATTGAATCCTATAATAATGAAAAGGAGTTCAAAAAATTTTTAAGAGAATTCAAACAAAATGTTTTGAATAATAAACATATGTCAAAGTTATATTCATTGTATGACCAATTGAGTTTACCTCAAGGGTTAAATGAATCTGATGCAAAAGATTTTTTAGAGGAAGGTATTACACTAATCCAACAAATATTACCAAATATTAAATTACCGAAAACCTTATCGGAAAATATCATAAACAAATATTCTGATATTGATTCACTTGTTTATTCTAAAAAATTGAATTTATTAGAAAGAGTAAATTCAAAAAAGAGTATTCTTAATACATTAGTTACTCAAACCGAAGACACGATTAAAGAATCGATTAATATACCATTAAAATCAATGGTAAGTATTGCGAATCAAACATTACAAAAATATATTGAGTCATTAGACGAATCATCTAAAAAAGAATTTATTAAATTAATTTCTGAAGACACAAAAACTCTTGAGACTAAGTTTGAAACTATCCGAGAAAGTGCGATTAATAAACTTAACACTATGTTGGAAAACGAAAAAGAGTTCGAATTAAAAACAAAATTATCAGAAACAATAGATAAATTAAAAACAGAAAAATTCGACCAATTAAATTTTCTTAAGTTAAAAACTTTAGAAGAATCAATCTAAAGAGTTTTTAATTTTTTGAGTAAAAGATGCTTTCTGTATCTGCGTTCTCCTCACAATAGATTTTTTAACAAATTCTTTCTTACTTAAAAGAATTTTATTTTGTTGAGTTTTGTTAACTTTGTATTTATAAGCTTTTAATGCTTTCTCAATTCCGTCGTTTGTTACTTTTACTATTATCATATATTACAAATATATCGAATATTTGAAAAATCTTTGACTATTATCATTTTTTTTGTTATTTTTTTAAAAAATAAACATGAGTAATATAAATTATGAATGAAAAAAGGAAAAAGTGTAAGGTTAAACCTATTTAATCCAATTAAATCGGTGTATGGTACCGTAGATTCCACAAACTTAAAATCAATATACATAAACATTCAAACATGGGTATCCCCAAAATCAGACTACAATAATTGGAGTCGAATTGTTAGTAATTTAAATAAAGAAATCAAAACTTCTGTTTTTAATTCAATCGATAAAGATTTATTTAAAGACTATACAATCGTTGATTTAGATTTAAGAAGTAGTGGTTTATCTCCCGGAAAAAAGTCATTCTTAAATTTAGAAGTTAATTTGTACCCAACGAAAGAGATTGACTTTAAATGTCCTGAATTAAAAGAATCTATTAAAGAAATAATTAAAAATATTGTAAGAGAAAATGTAACGGAAAACGAATTCTTTACTTTTTCTTCATCAAAAAATAAATAAAGATAATATATTGATATATTTATCTTAAAAACTATTGATGAAACAATTACGAATATTAGAAGCAAATGAAATTGGTCACGGTATCCTAATCGAAACGGACGCAGGATGGGTATCACCAAAAGATATACGAAATGCCGACATTCTAAAAGAATCCGCAAATTTGGACTACAGAAATCCGTTTGAGTTCTATGCTGTGTTACAGAAATATGACACCCCAAATAGAAATGGAAGATTTTACCCTGAAAGGATATTAAAAAGAGAAGCGGATAATTATAAAAAGGCTATCGCAAAAGGATTATCCACCTCAGACCTTAATCACCCGGAATCATCTTTAATCGATTTGGACCGAGTATCTCACATCATTACAGATATTTGGTGGGACAAAAATATATTGATGGGAAAACTTAAATTATTAACATCACCGGGATTCCACGAAAGAGGTATCGTATCCACCAAAGGAGACCAAGCGGCTAACCTTATGAGACAAGGTGTAACTATGGGAGTTTCTTCAAGAGGGGTAGGTTCTTTGAAGAAGGTCGGTGAAAGAAATGAAGTTCAGGATGATTTTGAATTAATTTGTTTTGACTTAGTTTCATCTCCATCAACACCGGGAGCTTATTTATTCAATAAACCTGAGGATAGAGAAAGATATGAAGAGAATTTAGAAGAAGAAAAAAAATATAAATCACCGGAAAATTCAGAATTTCAATCGAAAGGGGTTGACTTAATGAGGAAGTTAACCGATTATTTAGGAAAATAAATTTAAAAATATGGAAGAAAAATTTTTTGTAGCAAAAGTTCAATACGATTTACCTGATGACAATACAGGTAAGATTAAAAAAATTAGAGAAGAGAAACTTGTAAAGGGATATTCAGTAACTGATGTTGAAGCAAAGGTTACCGAGAAATACCAAGGTTTTGCTAACGAGTGGAGAATAACTTCAGTTTCGGAGAGTAAAATAGATGAAGTTATTGATTAATCTAAAACAAAAAAATAAATTGGTTTATTTAAACCAATTAAGTTAAAGTGGTCTATTTAGACCACTTTTTTTATTTCCGGGAATATTTATATAA